CCTTAGACATCGCTTCCATGACGGAAGACGAGTTCAATGCACTGCCGGAAGCAACGCTAAGACGATTACGCGGAGATATCCTGTAATGCCATCCAAAAAAGACCCACGTTTGGCTCGTGCGGGGGTGTCTGGCTTTAACAAGCCCAAAAGGACACCTTCACACCCCAAAAAGTCGCATATCGTGGTCGCCAAAGAGGGCGATCGCGTCAAAACCATCAGGTTCGGTCAGCAAGGAGTGAAGACGAACCAAACAGTGGGTCAGCGGAAGGCGTTTAAGTCGCGACACGCTAAAAACATCTCCAAAGGCAAGATGAGCGCAGCATATTGGGCTGATCGCACCAAATGGAGTCCGTCAAAGACGAAATCCTCGTCAACTAAGTGGAAGAAAGGGAGTTAGACATGCCAACTGTAGGTAAAAAGAAGTTTCCGTACACCGCAAAGGGTAAAGCTGCTGCGAAGAAGGCTGCTGCTAAGTCAACGAAAAACAAGAAGTTGGCTGCTATGGCTGCGCCTAAAAACAAGGTGACTCGCCGCGATGTGATTACTGCGGCTCGCCGTAAAGCAAAAAAGGGGTATTAGTATGATCCCAGCACACGTAAAGCAGGCATTTAAGTCACGAACCGTGCAATACGGAGTTGCGATCGCAGTCCTCTCTGTACTACAGGGTTTTATTGGCTTTTTGCCCGCCAATCCAGCCGTTCAGGCGATGTTAGGCTGCGCAATGGCCAGTGGCATTGTGGTTTTGCGCTTTATGACAACCCAACCTGTATCAGAGAAGTAATATGGCACGGACCAACGAAGCAAAGTGGAAGCGCATCGTTGCAAGTGTAAAGGCAGGATCAAAGGGCGGTAAGCCCGGCCAGTGGAGCGCTAGGAAAGCGCAACTTGCCACGCAACGCTATAAAAAGTCAGGTGGAGGCTATAGTGGGCCTAAAACAAAGGCGCAGAAGTCTCTCTCGAAGTGGACCAAAGAGAAGTGGGGCACCAAGAGCGGGAAGAACAGCACACAGGGAAGCAAGGCTACCGGGGAGCGGTACCTACCGAAAAAAGCCCGTGAGTCCTTAAGCAAGAAGGAATACGCGGCTACGTCCCGTAAGAAACGTGCCGATACGAAGGCAGGTAAGCAGTTTTCCAAGCAGCCGAAGCGAATTGCGAAGAAGACATCTAGGTATAGATAAGTGCTTGCGTCTTAATATTAGTGACGCTAATATACGAAGTACATTCGTCCGTCAGCACGATAGTTGATCGCCCCGTAGGCGTTAAAAACGAATCTCGCCTGCAGAGGCGTAAAAGAAGCCGAGGTCGCGCCTCGTAAACAAAGCGCTAGTTCGTCGCCTCACGATACGAGGAAACGGATTAGCCGCTCCTTTAAGTCGGCTAATAGTTGCAGCACAGCTGCATGTATTTATTTGTCAATTTAATGGAGGCCCATCATGGCTCTTACAAACTTTGGAATGCTTTCCGGCGACCAGTTACAGACTTGGTCACGGGATTTCTGGCGTGTTGCACGCAACATGTCTTTCGTCAATCAGTTCGCAGGAACTGGTCAAAACGCTCTCGTTCAGCGCGTAACTGAACTCACTAAGTCAGAGAAAGGAACCAAGGCGAACATCACCTTGCTTGCTGATATGACTGGTGACGGTATTACCGGTGACAACACTCTGGAAGGCAACGAAGAAGCACTCCGCGCCTACGATATCACTATCGAGTTGGACCAGCTCCGATTCGCTAACCGTATCGCTGGCCGCATGGCTGACCAGAAGACTGTAGTTAACTTCCGTGAGCAGTCTCGCGACGCACTTGCTTATGCAATGACCGACCGTATGGATCAGCTCTCGTTCTTAACTCTTTCTGGTGTTGCGTACACGCACAAGACAAACGGTGGCCTTCGCGCTACTTCTTCATCTGCAGGTCACGAGTTGGTTGACCTTGAGTTCGCATCTGACGTATCTGCGCCTACTGGCGATCGTCACCGTCGTATCTCAGGCACCAGCATTGCTGCTGGCGACACTACTGCTGTTACAGCTACTGACAAGCTTGGCTACAAGCACATTGTTGAGCTGAAGGCATACGCTAAGGACAACTACATCCGTGGTATCCGAGGCGCTGGTAACGACGAGATCTTCCACATGTTCGTTACTCCACAGCAAATGGCCAACCTGAAGCTCGATTCGGACTTCTTGGCTAACGTACGTAACGCTGGCGTTCGCGGCGCATCTAACTCTCTGTTCTCAGGTTCTGCGAGCTTGATGGTAGATGGCGTCATGATCCACGAGTTCCGTCACGTATTCAGCACTGAAGGCGCTACCTCTGGTACTTCTTCAAACGCTGGCGCGGCTGGTTACAAGTGGGGCGCAGACGCAGACGTAAGCGGCGCACGTGCTCTGTTCTGTGGTGCTCAGTCACTCGCAATGGCTGATATCGGTCTCCCCGATATCGTTGAAGATACTTTCGACTACGAGAACCAAGCTGGTATCTCAATCGGTAAGATCTTCGGCCTTCGCAAGCCTAAGTACAACAGCGACATTAGCGGATCAGTCCAAGACTTTGGCGTGATCTGTCTAGACACTGCGCAGTAAGGCAGACAAGCCCCTCTTCGGAGGGGCTTACTTCTTCTAAGGAGTCAGAATGAAGGTAGTTAGTGAACAGGATCTCCGCATCGCGTTGACCTCTGGAGCAGTTGTTTTGTTTCAAGCAGGCGAGCCTCGCGAGGTAGCGGAAGAGATTGGTTTGATGGCCATGCAAATGGGCGCAAAGCAAGTTGAAGGTCGGGTAGAGGTTGTAGCTGATGAAGACTACGAGGAGCCTGTAAATACCGACGAAGTCGTCGTTGTGATGCAAGAGCTGATCAAAGACGGTGACCCCCAGAATTTTAAGGCCGATGGCACACCAAAGGCCGCTGTCGTCAACAAAGCTGTAGGGCGCACTGTGTCAACAGACGAGCGCCTCGCTGCTTGGGAAACGGCCCTAAACTCGTAAGAGGTATATATGTCAGTCACAGTACAAAGTGTTATCGACCGCGTTCAAACAACGCTGCAAGACACCACAGGCGTTCGCTGGCCAGTAGTCAGTGAGCTGGTGCTGTGGATCAATGACGCACAGCGAGAGATCGCTCTTCTGAAGCCAGATTCATCAGCGAAGAACGAAACAGTTACTCTTGTGACAGGCACCAAACAAACCATTCCTAGTGGCGGCAACCGGTTGTTGCGCGCAGTACGGAACATGTCTGCTGCTTCTAATGGCACTGGTAAGCGATCAGTTCGGTTGGTTTCGCGCGAAGTACTCGACGCTCAGACACCTGACTGGCACGACCCTACGGTCGGCGGCGACGCGGCGCATACGTCTGTCATCAAGCACTACATATACGACGAGGCTAACCCACGTAACTTCTACGTTTACCCCGGTGTTAGTGGTGCCTCTTATCTAGAAATCATCTACTCTGCGAACCCCTCAGCGGTCGCACAGTCAGATAACCTCGATATCCCCGACATCTATGCCAACGCAGTCATGAACTACGTTCTCTATATGGCATACATGAAAGACGCAGAGTACGCAGGCAACTCACAGCGTGCTGCTAACCACTACCAGATCTTCACCGCGTCAGTGACAGGTAAAGGTCAGGTCGACGCTATAACTACACCAAACGTAGATCAGAACCGACCCGCGCCAACGACACCTATGGGGTAAAGCATGGCTATAGCATATGAGTCCTTGCTGCCAGAGATCCTCCCGATGGTTCCGGGTTGTCCCGATACGCTGATTGAAAACAACATTCGGTCAGCTGTTATCGAGCTGTGTGAGAAGACAGGCGTCTATCAAGCAGAGCTAGACCCCGTTACCACGGTGAACGGCATCTTTGAGTACGATCTCGAAGCGCCTAACCAGACCGCTGTACACAAAATCATGTGGGTAGTGCATGAAGGCCGAGACCTAGAGCCGATCAGCACGAATCTGCTGGAGCAGCGCAAGCCTAAATGGCGTGACAGCAACTATTACGGTGAGCCTGAGTACTACGTAAAGCAGTCTCAGTCGATTTTCTGGTTGGTACCAGTGCCCAACGAGACAAAAGCGTCATCAACAGTACTTCGTGTGCAGCTTAAGCCTACGCATCAGTCTACTGCATGTGACGACGACGTGATGAATGACTACAGGGACGCGATTGTAGCGGGCGCTTTGTTCCGTTTGTTGCGTCTCCCAAGTAAAGACTGGACCGACTTCGCAGGAGCGCAAGTCTACGGGTCATTATTCAATGAGCACATGGGTAATGCGGAGCGACGCGCTCGCCACGCTGATGAAGGTGTAGCTAGGAAGGTGAAGTACGGCGGTCTGTATGCACCGCTATCTAGGAAGAGAAATAGATATGGAAGAGAAACGCGCTGATCCTGTGTTCGCGGATATACGCCGCGAGTGGAATTGGGTTAAGCCGGGGATAGAGGGCATCCTCGCCGAGGATAAGTACCTATCTTTTAGGCCAGAGGACGTATACGCCGCATGTACTAATGAGCAGGCGCACCTTTGGACCACGGACGAAGGGTTTGTAGTCACCACAGGTGAGACAGACCCACATAGCGGAGAGCGGTCGTTATTGGTTTGGCTTGCCGCAGCGGTTTATCAAGGCCAAGGACTGGTCAGTGTGCATGAGGAGTTTTTCATGCGGATTGCCAAGGAGGCTGGTTATAGCAAGCTGACTGTTAGGTCGAGAGTTCCGAAGATGCAGAACTACCTAACAGAGCTGGGATGGGACATCGAAACTGTAGTTTATTCGAAGGACTTAAACGATGGGTAGTGGACCTAAAAAACAAGATTACGAGGCTTCAGCCGCAGAGAGAGCATCTGCATCGGTAGCGATGGCTGAGTATCAGAACTTCAAAAAGAAGTACGACCCCCTGCTGCAGCAGATGCGTGACCAGTCCATGACAGAAGACGTCGCTTCAGGGCTACGAGGCCGGGCCAACGCTGACACCATGCAGGCTCTTACTTCGCAGCCAAACTATCAGCAGACTCAAAGTTCTACTGCTACTGGCGACATGGCGCAGGCCTATCAAGGGCAGCTCGGCGTTGCTAATACGAACGCAAAAAATGTCCAGAACACGATGCGCACCAATGTGTTAGGTACCGCACGAGGACAAGCTGCGGATGCTCAGAGCGGCATGGCTCAAGCGTCGCGGCTCGCAACTTCTCAAGCCCTACAGCGGGCTAAGTCCAAGCAGCAGGTGGCGCAAGCTAAGTTCAATGCTGCAGGCAAGATCGCAGGTGCGGCCCTTATGCAAGGCATTGAAAATATGGGTACTTCGGCAGAAGTAGACGGCGCGATGGCAGGAGACGGTATGGGTCCGCCAGAGCCAAAAACAGTAACCGGCGGGTTCTTTAGCCCAGTTGACTCTGGTGGGCAGAAGGTCACCGGGTTTAAAAACCGTCTCGGCCACTCAGGATTCTTCGGAGGTTAGTTATGGTTATGCAAGCAAACATGGGCATGGCGATACCGCCTGACATGGTCGAGGGTATCGACAGCCGAGGCACTGTTGGCGGACTGCCGAACAGAGGCGGCGGGTATGGTTATGGATATGGCCAGACCCAAAATGTCGGTTCAGCCAGCTTACCTACGGTATCTGACCCAGAGGCAGCCTACGCGCAGATCACTCGTAATGAGTACCTCGACTACCAGCGCAACTATGGAGCTTTTGAAGACCAGTTAATCGCCCAAGCCCAGAACGATACAAGCTTGATAGACCAAGCGCGCGAAGACGTGGAAGTAGCGCAGGGGTTGGCATCTGGTATATCGGCGAGGAATGCATCGCGATACGGGGCTTCTTTAACCCCAGCTCAGAGACAGCAACAGGGTTTAAGACTGCAGCGAGCAAATACGCTCGGCGGGATACAGTCAGTCAATGACGCCCGGATTGCTCAACGCGAAGCGAACACACGATTATTAGGTGACTTAATAAACATCGGGCAGGGCGTAAATCGTTCCTCTCAGAACCAGTTAGGCTCCGCTGCAGCTGATCAGACGCAGCGTGAAAACGCGTATTCAGCAGCCAGAGCGCAGTCGCGCGCTAACACATACTCAACGGTTGGTAGCCTTGGCGCGATGGCTATCATGGCATTTGCGTTTTAAGGGGGCAGTATGGCACTCGGTGATTTTGGTGGTGGCTTGCTTGCAGGTATGCAGGGTGCT